GGGGTCCTGGAAGGCAAATAACAGACCAACGCAAACAATTTGCCCGAGCGGGCAAAAAAAGTCTTGACATGGCTCGCTTTTGCACTCATAATTTGGCGCCCAGGGGCGCTGTGTAACAAACTAACGCACACAAAATGCTACCTCGGGCTAAAAAATACTTGACACAGGCCCCAGGCTGTGGGAGACTAGTGGTTTAGAAAAGCATATTCAAAATCCGAAAAATCCTATTTCAGTTTCGCACTTCACTTTCGCACTGCAATAGCTTTCCCAAGCTTCCTTGAGAAACAATCGGATAGCTCGCCTAGATTGGCTCGCGCTTTGCCCAGAAGGTGCGTAGTTTCCGCTAGGATGTTCCGCGTGGTAGCACATATCTCGCAAAAGATCCTCGCTAATTTCTAGCGTGATGGTTGCCTTTTCCTCAATTGTGATGACTTCGATTTCTTCAACCCTAGACCCAATATACATTTTTAGTTTCCTCTGGTTAACATTCCGACGACCGGGTTAAGGGGCGGCTTGCGCCGCCCTGGCTAACGGTTAGCCCATTTTGAAGTGGCTAACCAGTTCGTTGAGTGCGCGCATATCGGCTTTGGCCAAACCCGCGAGCGCGTCAGCGTCAGCGCCCAAAATAGTGGCAATGTCCGCCACAATATCCGCCTTGCGAACGCGAGGCGTAGACGCCTTGGCGACTACCTTGGGCGTGTATTCCAGCCCGAGGCTTTTCGCCTTGCTCACCACGCTGCGCGTAGTGATTCCTGCATCGGCATATTTTTGTGCGAATGCCTCCGCGCTCTCGTAAGTGAAGGCACCGATTTTTTCCATTTCGGCAACCATGTTATCAGTGTAGTTAGACATATTTTTTCCTTCTGTCGTTTTAGTGTGAAAGTATTGTAACACGAATTTTTGAATACGTGCAAGCATTATTTAAAAATAATCAGGCAAAAAAGCAAAGTTTGGATGGAAAAGCCCAATCCGTTAGACACAAGATAAACCGTGTCCCGCTGAATATATGCCCGAATGAAGTAAAGCGCCAGCCCAACTTGAAGCATGAGCACCATGGAAAGGGGAGGCAATTCAGCCTGCCCCAAAACAATTAGCTCGTAGAGTGCGGGAAAGCTCGCGCATTGCACCAACAGCATTCCAACCCATCCTATAGCCCGTTCTAGTTTACGCATTTACGATTCTCCAAGGTTGTGCGTTTACAATGCCGTATGGTACACGCTTTTTCGCTGAAAAGCAATCGGCCATAATTGCCGTTTCGATTCTGGCATCAGATAGCGCGGTGTGGTCCTCAATAAAACCCCAGTCACCACGGCAAAATCGGTATGCGTATTCTGCGCCCGTTCGGAAATTGCCAGCGGCAGACACCCATCCTTGCTCTGCCGCAAGTTGGCGATAGGTGGCAGAATTTAGCTTTGCCTCACAAGCAAATTGCCATAGGTCGAGCAATTTGGGAGCAAACGTAAAAATGGGGCCATTGCCCAGCAATTGGTTAGTCTGCGCCATAACACGCTTGTCAAACCCGAGATTGTAGGCGGCCAAAACATTCACGCCAAAGTCTGCAATATCCGCTTGCATGGTGGCTACAATGTCGAGCCACGGCACAAGTGAGATTGTGCCATCGTCCAACATGGGGCCATAGTGAGTGAACATCTTGCGCGCGTAGAATGCTCCCATCATTTTCTCTGCATCGGTAAAAATCTCTTTTACCAGTGCGTTATATTCGCGCATGATTTTGCCTCGCTTGTTTGCGATGGTGTAGCCAACATCGTAAACGTGACCTTCTAGGTCACATGTTTCTGTGTCAAGAACCAGAAAGATATTTTGTGCCATGGGCATAAATGCGTCTCCGCTGTAAATGAGTGTGTATTATAACAGGGTTAAAAATAAAAGACAATGATTTATTTTCATGCCATCTTGAAAAAAATTCGCTTGACAGCCTCCAGGCGGCTGTGGTAAAATCGGCGCCCCCAGGGCATAAGCCCTGGGGTTTTTATAGCTTTTGGTTATGTCTCAGTCTGGCGGAACCAGCGACTCCATGCAGACGGCTTGCTCCGAAGGTTGCTCTATGTCCTTCTGTGGATTGGCGAGTATCAAGTGCCATAGAAGAAACGACAATATGATTAATATCGGTCCAAAAGAACTGTCCATTTATACCCTCTCAGTCCTCAGTCTGGCGGAACCAGCGATCACCACAGCATGGACAATCTATCCCTTCCTCAACCCCGTCGAAATATACAAGGCCGCTTTTTTCCGCTTTCGCGTCAGCATCTTTTTTGCTCCAAGCCTTTATTGATACGGACGCGGGCCCCTCGAAGAATCCTCCTGAATTGTTTTGATAATAGGTAAAAGTTTGTTTTTGTCGTTTTTTCATCGTCTAAAGTTCCTTCATATGGTAAACCTTTGAAAGCACCACCTCTAGCGCATATATAATTTCGCTCAGTTCCTCTTTAGTCGGCCCCTCGGGGTATTGTGGCTCTAAAATGTAATCTCGCTGAAACTCAAGCTCAGAGTATAGGAATTTAACCACATGTTTGCGCATTGCTTCAATATCAATGCTTACAGTAAGCTCAACTTCATCGCACATTTTTAGTCTCCGTGGTTGAAAGATTGGGTATTATACCCAGGTTAAGCATGAGAGACAATGATTTATTTTCATGCCATCTTGAAAAAAATTCGCTTGACATTGGGCCCAGGTAGGGTGTAAAATCGGCGCGGCCGCGCCGAAATTGTGGGGGCGCTCGGCTTCAGTATATCATGCTGAAGCCTGGCCCGTCAACCTTATTTTAGCGCAAGCAAATGCAAATGTCGCCCCCGCAAGCCTCCGTCCAGCTTATAACGTAATCCCCTGTTAGGATGTCTTGCAGCCATTCCACACATTCGTCCCTAGTCAGATAGTGCTCTTCGTCCGCCTTGATTCCGTGGCTTCTCAGTTCTGCGACCTGCTCGGCCCAGAGGTTAGAGATAATATAGTGAGCAGCAGCGGGGCTAATATCCATGGTGTTTTCCCTTGTGGTTGTGTTGTTCATGGTTATTATAATGCCCCATTGCCCCAGCATAGTCAAGCATTATATGTTGAATAGCTCCCTAAGTTTGCCCATTTTTTCCTCAAGCTCTGCCTTCTGGTTCTCAACCTTCTCCAATTCAAATTCTAGGCTAGCGTGTGTTTCTTGCATTCTGTCAAGCAAATCTAGAGCCTGTTCTATAAGTAGTGGGTCCATTTTAGTCCTCCAAGTATTCCGCGCAATGTATGCATGTGTTTTCTATTTCTGATAAATCCAAAAAAGGAAAATAGTAGTTACAATGTTCGCAAAAGAAATCCCCCGCCTCGCAGTCTTCACAAAGCATGTGGCCATAAGCATCCTCTACGTGATAGCCCTCGTCTGGCGCATTGCAACAGTGGCAATATTCACTCATTTTAGTAGTAAATTCCTCCGTTTTCCTTTTCCTTTATTTCCTCGTAAGGGTTTACAACCTTGCGAAAAAATTCTTGCTTTGCACCTTCCAGCGCCCCAACTACGTCGCTGATTTTACTGTAGCTTAACCCATGCTTTCGGATATATTCCGCGCAAAGAGTGGTTATTGTATAGTTCAGATCTCCCCCGTTCTCAACCATGTCTGGAATAATTAAAGCAGAGCCAGGAATGTCAAAGCCTACACCCCCGATTTTTTGTCTGTCTTGTCGCGTAACGTAAGGCATGTTTTTATTCTCCGATTTCCTGATAAAACAATTCTAGTTCAAAGCCGTAAGGCAAGGTCAGCGTTATGTATTCCATCATAGCGGCCTCTTGGCCGCTAGTCGAACGCGTCGGCGAATACCGTTACCCGTATCGGTGGACGCCATCCAGTAGGCCTTAAGAAAGCCATCATAGAACGAGAGCCCATTGCCTACCCAATTCCAGAGTCTATGATGAGTAAAGGCAACATCAGAAACCGCGCAAGGTGAGAACGTCCTGCAGGTATTGATACAGTAAACCGGCTTGCCTTGACCGATAGCATGGCCAGCTTCCATTATCACGCCGCGCTGTTCTTCATCATCCGCACCGCAGTAGATGATAACGGCATCGGCCGCGGTAACATCTTCTAAGCAGTAGTCCCAGATATCCGAGCGCGTAATCTCTCGGCCCTTATAGATGGCGGGGCTTTCGCTGTCGCCTTCTATGTCAATCCATCGGCCCGTAATATCAAAGCCTTGCGAGCGAGCCTCTTTCCAGAGGTCAGCGTGCCAGATTTTAGATGCTCCATAGATTTTCATAGTTATCTCCGTCATTGTTGATGGGAATTATATCAAAGGTTTTTTCGGGATGCAACCTTTGAAGCTCCCAGTTAATTCTGGCCTTAGCTGCAGCCAGGGATGGGGCTATGGCATAGCCCACGTCCATGGTATCGTCCCTTTCTACGATCCAGTATTCCATTAGATAGCCTCGTCGATGAAAAGGCAAACAAATAGGAAGATGATAAAACCAACCACCACCGTCATAATGCCTTCTGAGTCCGTTTTGATTAAATCAAAAGCATTGTTTAGTTCAACCCCTGCTAGAACAACCCCGTAGATAGTTGCGCCAAACCCCGCTATCGCTATCGGCGTTATTACCAAAGCCATCGCGATTATTGCCAAGGCTCTCATTAGCTTTTCTCCGTCTTGAATTCAACGCTACCATCCGCATTGTAGATGGGCTTGTTTACCGGCTGCTGAGAGCGCTGGCATTTGCGGCGAGCCGGGCCATTGTTGCCGGGTAGTTTCATCGCCTCGATTCGTTCTTTCAAGCTCATTGGGTTCTCCTTAAAAATCCGCATAGCCGTTATTATTGGCGATTTCCCGAGCTTTGTCAAGCTCTACAGCTTTGGCTGTGTCGGTGCAGCGTGAACAGGTCCACATAACTTCACACCAGCGGCCCGTCGCACCTTGTGCAATGTAGGCATATTCACCCTTGCCAAGGATGCAAAAATCGCATTCTGCGCCAGGAATTTCTTTCTTTACAAGCATTCTAACCTCCTAGTAAAAAGCCGCTAAGCCGGGCCGTTAGGCTGCGTTAAGCGGCCCGCTGCTCATTTCGGGGAGCGACCCCCAGACCTCGCGGTATCGGTCTGAATCAATGCGTGTATTATACCAATATCTCGAAATTTGTCTAATACCGATTTGGAATAACCAGGGGGCGGTTAGTCGACCTGGTTATAAGCAGCGCGCGCGGGGTACCCCTCACGCGCAACTTTGGGTAATTTTTCGACTAAATGGTGCTAATAAAAATTTTTTTGTCTTGTCATAATTCTGTAACATTCGTATGCTATAATAATGCTTTCCGAAGGAGGGAAAAATTATGGATGCCTATATAGAATATAAAAACGAAATTAAATACACGGACAACAAATCAATTCACCACCTACGCCCCGGAGTAAAACTCGGCAACTTCTACTTCGAGGGCGGCTACTTTTCAGAAGGAGACTACGGTGTCGAAGCAGGTTATAAGTTCACTCTAGAAAATTTTCAAATTAAAGGAAAATGGGAGGGAACCTCTGACGACCAACTTAAGCACAAACTTGAAACCGAAATAAGATTCACCTTCTAAAAAATAATTCTTGACATTTAGGTCAAAGAAAATTATAATGTCTAAACTATGGACATTGTAAAAATTAATCCCGAAAACCTCGAGGTAGCAAACGCTTATCTCTCCACAGGTTCTGCTATCACGGCCGCTTCACAGCTAGGAGTAACACCCGACACTGTGTATGCGGTCCTTGAAAAGTCTGAAGTAAAAGATTACATTAATAGTGTATATCAGGATCAGGGTTACCGCAACCGCTTTCGCTTAGCTGAATTACTTGATGAAGTAATCGAATCTAAGCTTCAAGAGGCCCGCGACTCTGATATGTATTCCTCCAAAGATCTCGTAGATATTATAGCTCTCGCTCATAAAATATCGACCGATCATAGTAAAACTTCCGCGCCTACAAAGCAAACAAATGTGCAGTTAAACTCATTTGGAGAAGGTAACTATGGGAAGTTGATGGAGAAGCTTCTTGGATCATGAAGAATTAAAAGGTGCCTTTGAAACTCATGAGGCTGTTTGTGAGGAACGGTGGCGCACAGTTTTTAATAAATTGGAAGAGTTTGACGAAAGGTCCACTCAGCGGTATGAAGAACATAAGCAAGAGTTTGGCACATACAGAAGATTTGCATTTTCTGGTATGGGCGCCATAGTTTTATGTCTTATAGGGCTTTTAGCCTCGGGGGGTTAGTATGGTATTTGAGAAAAAAGGTATGTGGAAACACAGCTTAAGCGCACAGAAGTTTAGTACAAGGGCTGAGGCCGAAGAAGATTGGAACAGACTAATAGGAACTCCGGTAGAAATTGAGGTACAATGTGGAATTTGCGGAGGAGAAGAGTGCCAGTGTGACCCATCACCCTTATAGCTTCTGGAGGTTAGTATGATATTTAAGAAAGGAGGTATGTGGAAACACAACTTAAGCGCACAAAAGTTTAAGACACGAGCTGAGGCCGAAGAAGATTGGAACCGACTAGCAGCCCCAGTAGAAGTGCAATGTGAAATTTGTGGGGGAGAAGTGTGCCAGTGTGACCTATCCGAAGTGTTATCACCCTTAGAAGAATTATGGAAATTAGCAGAAGCGACATCGTCACAGACAGAATCGTCCCCGGAAGCTTCTTAAAGGTTCCAATTGATAGCTATTTGGATCTATTAGATATAGATCCTATAGCTTCTCAGGTTGCGATTATAAATGCTATAAATAGTGATAAGTATCGCTTTGTCGTAGGTGCGCTATCGCGACGTCAAGGTAAAACTTACATTGGAAATATTATAGCTCAGGTAGTAGCTCTTGTACCAGGATGCTCTATACTGATTGTTTCGCCCAACTATACGTTGAGTCAGATATCTTTTGACCTTCAACGTCAGCTTATAAATCATTTTGACTTAGAAGTAACGCGAGACAACACCAAGGACAGAGTTATTGAGCTTTCAAACGGCTCAACAATTCGTCTAGGTTCTGTAAATAACATTGATACTGTAGTAGGAAGGTCTTATGACTTTGTTCTCTTTGACGAGGCGGCCCTTTCAGAGGGTGAACAGGCGTTTAACGTCAATATACGCCCAACTCTTGACAAACCCAATAGCAAGGTGTTATTTATTAGCACGCCTAGGGGAAGGAATAATTGGTTTAGCCGCTTTTACAATCGTGGTTTTGACGATAATTATCCTCAGTGGGTTAGCATAAAGGCTACTTGGAAAGATAATCCACGGGCCAGTGAGGCAGATATTGAAGAGGCTAAGCGCTCGATGAGCGCAGCCGAGTTCGCACAGGAGTATTTAGCTGATTTTAACATATTTGAGGGTCAGATTTGGAATTTCAACTATAAAGAGTGCGTTCAGGACCTTTCTGCGATGGATTTTAGAGACTGTGAGGTCTTGGCTGGAATCGATGTGGGATTCCGAGATCCCACTGCCCTCTGCGTTATCGTGTTCAAGGACGATAAATACTATGTTGTACAGGAATACTACCACGCAGAGCGAACAACTGACGAACACGCAGAAGAAATACAACCCCTTCTAGAGAAGTGGGACATTGATTGGGTTTATATTGACAGTGCAGCTCAACAGACAAGGTTTGACTGGGCTCAGAAATACGATATAAGCACTGTCAACGCGAATAAATCAATTTTAGATGGAATAGCTCACGTGGCAGCAATAGTAGATAACGATAGACTAATAGTAGATCAGGAATGTGTGGAAG